CTATTGAATAGTTTTGAACATCTTGTGGTGGTTCAAATGCTGAATCCACTTCATGCTGAGAAGTTGTGTAAGTAGATTTAATTCCTATAGAGTTAATTGCTCTAACTCTTACATCATAGATAGTTCCCTCTTTAACAGGATATTTTTCTACAATAGTATTAGTACCTCTACGCATTAATCTGTAATTAGATGAAGTTGATTCTTTATATTCTACTTCAAACTGATCTACGAAAGCATCTGTGCTTGTAATATTTACAATTAATTTAGAAACAACTGAACCATCAAATAATTCAAATAGTTCGTCTGAAATTGATATAGCTGGTGCTTGAACAGAATTAATATTAGGTAAGATTGTATCTGCAATAGTTGGTATAGGATTTTTTTCATTAAAATCATAAAAATTATCTTGGTGTTCAAATAGCTGAACATTTACTGTTAAATCTTCATTAATCTCAATACCTAACACTCTAAAAGGTTTAGCATCAAAACCACCACTAGCATAAGTAATTGCAACTATATCGCCTATTTCTAATTCTAAAAATTCTGATGTTAAAGTTAATTGTATTTGTAATTGATTTCTTGATCTTCTTAGAATTACTTCACAAAGTGCTTCTGCATTATAAGTATTTGTTACATTAGGAAATTCAAAATTACCCTCTAGCAAAGTATCATTATCATCTGCTAACATTGTTGCGTGTTTAAATTCAGTTACAACATTAGTATCGTCTGCTGGTGGAAAAGAAACTGTGTCGTTCTGCCAATTCTTAAATGGATTGACATAAGTTCCAATAACACGATTGTATTTATTATTTTTTCTTTCTCCTAAAACTTTTGCACCACCTACTACATGATCTGAGGTTATTGTTTTAATTGCTGAGCCTGTACCCTCAATTTTAAGTTTATAAACACCATTATTATAAGTAAATAATGATCTCATTGGGTTTAAAAGTTTTTTTACATTATCAATTACTTTTTGATTAGTATCTACAACTGCATTAGATTCAAATTTAATAATAGCTGGAACTACATCTGTTACATGACTTCCACTTGAAAAATTAGAAGATAATGCTGTACTATATGACCCACTACTAACTCTCCAATCAAAAGTTAAAACACCACCAGCTGGTGCATTACCATAATAAATAATAATAGGGTGGACAGCACCATTTGAAAATGCTTTCGTTCCCTCTTGTGATTGTGTTCCATGCCAACCTCTATTATTTACAACTAGCTTACTATTTCTATTGCCCTCAACTTCTTTTGCTAAATTATCTACAGTTTGATTAGCATCTCCAATATAAACTACAGATGAATCGTCTGATGTTGTTCTAAAATAAAATGTTGCTGAACTTGGTGCTGTAAAATATCCATAATATTTTCTTGAGTTGTAAGAACTTGTACTTACTCCACTAATAGATGTAACTTGAGTTGATGATGTTGGAGATTTATTTACAAAAAAATTAGGATTATCATTATAATATCCATTAAATAATTGTTGTTTAAAACCAGCTGTTGAAGAAAATACTTCTGTTCTTGGTTGGATTAAAATATCTGATTCAGTTGCAGAAGTTTTAAAAGATGCAAAGTCAGATTCAAATGCACTATCTGGTAATCCTTTACCATATCTACTATTTCTTAAATAGTCTAATAATACTAATGCTGAGTTTGGTGTCCATTTAGTAGTTGTGTCTCTAGGGTCATAAACTTTTTTACCTTTTAATGTTACTTTAACTTGTGGAATAGAACTAAATAAATCTTGATTCCATTTGAACCTAAAAGCTACATAGCAGACACCTCTTAATCTATGGTTAGATGTCCAATTAGTAGAATTAGTTAATATTGATGAAGCAACTTGATCGTCAGTTCCATTAAATGCTTGAATCTGAATATATGATTCACTATCTTTATAAAAATTAGCATCTCCACCTGAAACTTCTCTTACTACTCCATGATCTAAGTCGCCATCAAAAATAACTCTTTTATCATCTATAAATATTTGTTCTATTTCTTCTATTTCTCCCTCACAAACTACACCAGCCATGTATAAGTATTCATTATCTGTTCCTGATGATTCTACAAATACTCTAGTAATTCCTACTTGTCGTCTTCCATAAACAATAGGGATTTGTGCATTGTTAGATTGTTTGTTAATTAATACACCTCGTTCTTCTTCTGGTGTATCAAACTCAGGAATATCAGGAATAGGAATAAGCCACCCAATAAAACTTGTTACAACATTAACAATTGCTTCAACTATACCACCCATTAGTGATAACTCCTTTTAAACTTTTGACCTACTCTATAAATATCACTATCAACCCTTAACCAATTTATAGAATGATCTACTTTTAATTGTTTTCTAAAATAATTATAAACCCAACGCATCATTTTAAATGTATTTTTTACAGATACAATTTCTATTAACCATAAATTACTACCTGAGTTCCATTCGTTAGATTTGATCTTACCTGTTTGTTTAAATCTTTTTTCTACTAGATCATGGATATAAGCCCAATTAACAAAACCAACTAATTCATTATTGACATAAAACTTTTTATATTGATTACGTTTAATTGATGGTTCTAAATAATTTGTTAATTCTTTACCTTTGTAACGATCAAACTTGTTAAATAGATTAATAACATCTTGCATTATGATCTACCCCATTTAATATCTTGAACTGTTTGTGATGCAAATTCAAAACCTTTATCTCCTGAAAAATGTAATTCTTGTGATCCTGTATTTGTTTTTCTACCCTCTATTTTACTAAAGTCTGACCAATGAGATGCAACTACAATATTAGCATTAGAATTATTAATAGTTTCATCAATACTAAAAGATTCAATTCTACCTTTAAATAAAAGAAATGGGTCTGCAATTACTCCCTCACTACTATTTAAAAAGCCTTTATAAACTTCTGCTTCTTTCTCCATATAATTATTGCTTAAAAATAAAGATATGATTGTTTGATCTGCACCAGAAAAAGATAATGTTATATTACTAACTTCTATTTCTGATGATTCTGTAACACTAGATAATCTTGTAAATAATGATGATGCTGAATAAGTATTTGAATCGTAAGTAATATCTTTGTAATGGTCTGTAAATCTAAAACCTGAGCCTACATTAATATAAACAAGGGTAACAGGCTGTAGGCTATCTGTTGCAAGTTCATTCTTTACTGCTGTTGTTAATGTTCTGGTCATGTTCTTCGTAAGTTGTTTGGGTTACACTTTCTGTACCTTTTAACATAGTAAAATCGAATTTGCTATTAGGTTTCTTATATTCTTTGAGATCGTTAATACTAGCATCTATTTGATCTTCATTTACGATAATTTCAGCAATAAAATCGGCAGTTACCCTATGGGTAATTTTATATTTTTTCATTATAAATTTTCTATTAAGTCTATCTGATACTTGTAAAGATCGTTAGTTACAATAGAATATTCTTGAATATCATTAGAAAGTCTTACAGTAAAATCAACATTATCATAAATTAAAGCTACATCATCTGCTACATCTGATCTTAAAGGTGGTTCAAAAGTAAGTGTTCCCTCTCCAGAACCATCTGAATCTAAATCTTCAACTGCCATATAAACTTTATCTTGTCCTGTAAATCTAAAGTAATCTCCAGCTTTTAAAATATCATTTGTGCTTGTGGCCATGCCATCAATAGTACAAGTAGTTGCACCAGAAGATATAGCACCATTAACACTTATAGTTCCTGTGGCTACACCTTGAGCATTTGAAATAACTGGTGGAATAACAGTAAATGTATTTAATCTTGCTCTTTGTTTCATAATAAATGCTTTGATAGGTGCAAAGTTTGATCTAGTCATTGGTGGGTAATCCAAAGTAATACTAAATTTTTGACCATCAATTTGTCTTGTTTGAACTCTACCAGATGTTGTTACACTTACGATAGTATTTTGTACTGAACCAATACTAGCATCTTTAGGTGCTGGAGAAGTTGGAAATTGTCCACTCATATTATACTAATGCCTCTTTACCTTTTTCATTTAATGCAGAATTAATTACATTAACGATAGTTGCTCTGTTATCAATTAATAATTCTTTTACACCTCTAACATCTGTTGCATTGATTGTAAAATTAACATTTGTTTCGCCACCACCTGTGCCTCTAGCAGATTGTGTTATTTGTCCTGTTTGATTTGGTACAAACATTTCTGGCCCATTTTCTCCAACTAGAATTGGTTGATCTTTTGATACTGCACCACCTTTTTCAAAACCTTTAACAGAAGATAAAACATTTGATAATGCAACAGTTGATATTAAAGCAGATTGTGCTGGGATAGCATTTGTTCCAAATGAAGCAAGTGAAGCTAAAGCGGCTGGTGTTGCATAAGCGGCAGATAAAGCGGCGGCACTAGCAACTCCTGATGCTACTGAACCAGCTTGTAATTTTTTACCTATTGTTGCATTTATTACCATATTAACTCCAACTTGAACTAAAGATGATATTAATTGTGCCAGTATATTTCTTGCAATATTTCCAAATGTATCTTTAAAAGATTTTCCAAATATTATTGTTTGTGCTACAGCATCTCCAATACCTTTAGTTACTGATTGTAATGAATTAAAAAATATATCTGCAATTTCTCTACCAGCATTAAAGTTTTCAAAAAATTCTCTATAGTTTTCTGTTAGATTTTCTAATGCAGAACCTTCTTCTCTAATTTTTTCTACTCTTTCTTCTTCTGCTTTTTGTTTAAGTTCTTCTTGTAATTCTTGGAATTTTTTTATACCTTCAATTTCTAACTCATGGAATCTTGATCTTTTTTTATTAGCTTCTTCTAATAAAAAGTTTTGTAATTTTAATTCTTTTTCTTTAGCTTTTGCAATAATTTTTTCAATCTCTGCAATATCAAATAATTCTTTTTTGGTAAATTGAGAAGCATCAAATCCACCACCAGTAAATATTCTTTTTGATTCTTTGTATGCCTTATGATTTGCTTCAATTTTTTCTGCAATAGAATCTAATTCTTTTCCTAAAAGAAAATAAGCAGCAGTACCTGCGGCGGCGGCGGCGGCGGCCAAACCAATTCCAACTGGGCCAGTTAAAGCAGCGATTGCTGACATACCAGAAACAACTGGTATCAATGCTCTACCTATATTTAAAAACAATTTAGCAAGTTTATATGAAATAATTATTTTAAATGTTTCTTTTACTAAGTGTGAATACTCTGCAATTAATTTAATTGATTGTGCTACTTTTTCAACTGCTAATGCTAAAGTAGTTCCTACCCCCACTCCTATCTTTTCAATTAATACAGCATTTTCTGCTAATGCCACATCAAGTTCGCCAAATTGTTTTTTAAGACCCTCAAAAAAACCAGCTTCTAGTATTGTTCTTTTAAAATTAAAAAATTTATCTCCTATCATTGATAAAGTACCCTCAAATGTATTTGCTAATTCATCTGTAGCACCACCAAATTTTCCACCTTTACCAAATATTTTTTTAAATGCTTCTGCTGTTTCTTCTACTGATACAGTTGCACCAGCTTTAAAGCCTAACATAGATTTAACTCCTCTATCTCTAAATAAATCTGCGGCACTAATACCAGCACTCATTGATCTTTGTATTTGCTCTGCTGTTGTTCTAAAATCTAATCCTGTAACTGCGGCAACATTACCTGTTATTTCCATTAATTCTGCTAATTCTTTAGCATCTTTTGATACTACTGATAAAACACCTGAACCTGATTGTATTTCTTCTAATGAAAATGGAACTTTAGCGGCAAACTTTGCCATTTCATCAAATGCTTTAGCACCTTCTTTAGCACTTCCAAATAAGAATTTTAATCTAACTTGTAATCCTTCTATTTGTTTTCCTGTATTAACTAACGATCTAATAGCAAGTCCAGCACCTAAACCTATAAAAGCATTTTGAAGATTAAATACTGCACCTTTAACTTTTGCTAAACCTTTTTGAACACCATTTAAAGCCTGTTTGGATTTATCTCGTGCTACTATGTCTATATTAAGTTTTTGTGCCATTATTTTAAATTCCTTGCGTCAGCTAATGATTGTTTTGTTTTATACTGTTCTTGTTCTTTTTTCAAGTAAGCTAACCAAAGATTATAATGGCTAACAGGCATATCAAGAACTTGTTGGATTGTAAGATGTAATCGTTCTGCAACAAATAACAGCGACCTAACATCAGGGTCGCTATCTACTTTTTTTCTGCGTCCTCGTAATTAGTATCTAAAAGGATTTTATTAGCAATTTCTGAGATAACATTTGAATCAGCTTTTTTTCTAAGTGCAAATTTATCTTCTGGGCTAAAGGCTTTAATCATTTCGCCTTTATCGTTTTTGACTTGCAACTTCATTATAAGCAAATCTACAAGAATAGTTAAATCTTGAAAGTTTTTAGACTTCGTGAAAATAATGTTTTTTTCTTCAAGGGTTAATGGTTCAGAATAGAATACACTAGCATTACCATGCTCGTCTTTCCACTCCTCAACTTCAATAGTGATAGTTTTAAGAGTTTCAAAATGAGATTTAACTCTATCAATAACTGACATAAATTAGATTATACAGTTCCTACAGTTAAAGCACCAGTTCCTTGAAAAGTAACACTTCTTGAAACGATTGCGTCCATTGAGTTATTAATACTCATACCAGTAACAATCCCTGTTCCTGTGTAACTTGCATCTCCTGCTGTATTACCTTCTGGTAATAAAACGAATGAGATAGAAGCACCAGCAAGTAAAGTTTCTTGTTGTGTGTCTGCTTCGTCAAAGTGCATTTCAATAGTTCCTGAAAATGAAGTTCTACCAGCTACAAACGATTTAGTTCCGTCTGTTAAAGATGTATCTTCTACTACATCTCCAGTAGTTTCTAAAGTGAACGAAGTAATTTCGCCCATTTCAGTTCCACCTACTGTTACAACTCCTTCTTTTCCGTGATGTGTTGCCATTTTTTATCCTTGTTAGATTTAGTTTGTTTAGTTTCTTTTTCTTGCTTATAGCCTAGTCTTAAATAATGTTCAAGGTTAGATTCATTTATAACTATCTCTGAATTACCTTTATATAATTTAATATCTTTAGCCATAAGTCCTTTTACAGTTTATCGTCTTCTTCGTCAATATCTTCTTCATCTTCTTCAAAATCTTCTTCAAAGTCATCTGATACATCTTCTTCTTCCCAAGTACCATCTTCATCTTCTAAAGAGTTTTCTTTAATTTCTTCTACTAAGTCTTTTACTTCCTCGCAAAGCATAGACTCTTTGTCGTGCATTTTTTCTATCTGATCTATTTTCTTAGATATTTTATCTAATAGTTTTTCGTTTTTCATAATTTATCCTATGGTGTTCCAGCTTGATA